CCCGTGGGAAGTGGCACCACGTCCTGGGCGTGGACCTCGGATACAACGATGACTCTGCGTTCACACGGATGGCTTACCACGACTTCGATCCGACCCTCTACATTCTCTCCTCCTACAAGCAGAAGGGGATGGACATCTCGGCGGTGGCCGCGAAGATCAAGTCCCTCGGCGTCATCGACCCCTTCGAGATCGTCGTCATCGACGGCTCAAACAAGCAGGCGGTCATGGAGATGCAGAACCGTCACGGGCTCGATCTCTACCCGGCCGACAAGACCGGCAAGCCAGACTTCATCGAGCTACTTAACGCTGAGTTCATCATGGAGAAGATCAAGCTCAACCCCGATCTGGCCGCTCCTCTCGTGGACGAACTCCAGGGGCTCGTCTGGAACGACAAGACCGCCAAGCGTGAGGAGCATCCAGCCTGCCCGAACCACGCCGCCGACTCCTTCCTCTACGGCTGGCGCTACTGCTACGGCTACATGAACAAGCCACTTCCGGTGAAGACCCCCGAAGGGACGCTCCAGTGGTACGAGGAAGAGCAACGCAGGATGTTCGAGAAGATGCAGGCGACGATGGAAAAAGAGAAGTCCCAACACGATGATGGTTTCGGCCCAGCGGGCCAGGACCTAGACTGGGGAGTTTGAAATGCCCATGTACGTTTTTAGATGCCTACGCTGCGAGGAGGAGATGGAGTCCCTCCAGTCTTTCGAGGACCCGGCCCCCCGGCATTGTGGGGAGACCACCAATCGGGTGCCCACGACTGCTTCCTTCGCGTTTCGCACCCTCGGTGGAAACCTCGCCCGCTTCTCCCCCTCCCACGGACCCGTGACCAAGGGCAACAAAAAGCCTACGGTGATCGGTCAGGGACACGGGATGGGAGGGCATCGTGGGAGGACGCCGCCGAAACTCGGGAAGAAGTCATACGCCTGATATGGGCCTCGTCGCCGTACAGCCGTGTTGTGACGCTTCGCGCATGGCGATACTCTGCGCCTTGAGGCGGGACTGGGCGAAAGAAACCAGTCCCTGGCAACCCTGGGTGCAGGAGGCGCTTTTTCAGGTCGCGGCCGAACTTGACGCAGAGGCAAGGATGCTCCACCCGCCGAACCCGTTCGAGGATTTACTATGAGTGATCCCATCACCCCGGCAGGGCTGGAGAAGCTGATCATCCTCTGCAAGAGGCACGGTCTCACCCAGGCCAAGTTCGGGGAGGTCGAGCTTCACTTCGGCTACCCCGTCAAGTTCGACGCGACGAAGGCCCTGGAGATGGCGAACGCCCTCTCCGGTGGGACCATGACGAATGAGGAGGCCCTCTTCGGATCGGCGCCCCAGTTCGCCTCGAAGGAGCAGGTTGACGAGATGCTCGCCGCCATGCGCGGCGAGGGGATGGGGAGCTAGGCCATGGCGAAGAAAGACACGAAGAAGCCGCTTGGTTCAGGAACCATCGAACTGGCTTCGGACGCGAAGAAGCGCCGCAAGAAGGACCTCGACAAGGTCCACCAGAACGGTTCGCCGATCCCCCAGGTGCGCTGGTGGACCCTGGAGGAGAACGAGATGGGCGGCGCCCTCAAGGCGACCGTGGACCATATCTCGAAGATGCAGACCTCCCTCGAACTCCAGCGGCAGATCTGCGCTCGACTCTACGGCGGCACCACGCCGGGCTCTTTCTACGGCGTCTCCTACGACCGGATCCACGTCGTACACCCCTCCCTCTCCGGCAAGCTCACCTATAACCTGATCGCCATCGTCATCGACTCGCTCATCTCGCGGATCACGAAGACGAAAGTCAGGCCGATGTTCCTCACCCAGGGTGGAGACTACAAGCTCCAGCGACGAGCCAAGAAGCTCTCACAGTTCTCCGACGGGATCTTCTACGAGACCAAGTTCGACGCACTCGGCCCGATCATCTTCCGCGACGGCTGCGTCTTCGGCGACGGGATCGTCCACGTCTACGAGGACCCGAACTCCCACCGTGTCGCCATCGAGCGTGTGATCTGCTCGGAGCTTTTCGTGGACGAGGTGGACGGCTTCTACGGCGACCCGACCCAGATGCACCGGGTGAAGAACGTGGACCGCGAGAAGGCCGCCGAGGCCTTCGGCTATACGGACGAGGGCAAGCCCATCACCGAGATCTTGGAGAAGATCGCGAACTGTGGCTCCGGCTCGCGCAACGAATTGGGCGGGACCTACCAGTACGTCTCGGACACCATCGCCATCTGCGAATCCTGGCGCCTGCCCACCGGCACGGATTCCGGCGACGGGAAGCACGTCATCTCCATCGACACGGGCGTCCTCTGGCAGGAGAAGTGGAAGAAGCCCTTCTTCCCCTTCGCACGCTTCTCGTGGAAGCCACGCGTCTACGGTTGGCACGGTGCAGGGCTTGCCGAGGAACTGATCGGCACACAGGTGGAGATGAATCACCTCCTCTACATGATGCAGCGTGCCTTCCGGATGATGGCCGCCTTCAAGATCTGGGTGGAGAACGGGACCATACCCGACTCCCACTTCAACGACCGGATCGGGACCATCCTCCACGGGCCGAAGGGCTCCCAGCCACCGCAGTACCTCACTCCACCGGCCGTGAACCCGCAGTACTTCGAGCACTTCAACCAGATCAAGGCCCGTGGTTTCGAGATCGCCCGCCTCTCCCAGCTTTCCGCCGTGGGCCAGAAGCCAGCCGGTCTCGACTCGGGAGAGGCGCAGCGCACCTACCACGACATCGAGAGCGAGGGCTTCCAGTACGTCGGGCAGGCCTACGAGCAGTTCCACCTCGACGTGATCAAGCTCGTCATCGACGTGGTGCGGGACATCGGCGAGAGGGAAGGTGGATACAAGCTCCGCGCTCCGGTCTCCTCTTCTTCCCTGCCCGGCAGGAAGTTCCTCCGCCAGATCGACTGGAAGCAGGTCAAGCTCGACGAGGACGAGTACTCCCTGAAGTGCTACCCGACCTCGTCCCTCCCGCAGACTCCCGCCGGTCGCCTCGCGACCGTGCAGGACCTTGCCAGGGCTGGCTACATCGACGCGAACACGGCCAGGAAGCTACTCGACTTCCCAGACCTGAATCAGGTCGAGACCCTCCTCGGCGCGGCCGAGGACTGGATCACGTCTGTCCTCGACGGGATCGTCGAGAGCGGGAAGTACGAACCGCCCGATCCGTTCATGAACTTCGCCATGGCCGAGACGCTCGCCATGCAGGAGTTCGCTCTCGGTGCGGCCAACGGGATGGAGCAGGAGAAGCTCGACGAGCTTCGGACGTGGATCGCCCAGGTCCACTACCTGAAGCAGAAGATGAACGAGCCGCCCCCGACCGACCCGAACCAGATGGGAGCACAGGGAGCCGTCGTTGGCGCTCCCGGCGCCGCTCCAGGCGCCACGCCTGGGGCCGTGCCGCCCGGCCTGGGCGCTCCGGCAGGTCCGCCCGTCTCTCCCCTCATGCCGCCCCCTGGAACCGTTCCAGCACAAGCGTAGTTTAAACCCGAAGTCAGGAGTCACCTCATGGCACTCGAAGGAACGCTCACCCCCGTAGGGGGGTCTTCAGCCGCGCCTACCCCCTCCATCGCCAAGGTCGTCTTCGCTGGCCCCGACGCGCCTCCTGTCGTGCCGCCTCCTGCTCCGCCGGAGCCCGAGGCCCCCAAGGAGCCCGAGGCCCCCAAGGAGGTCGAGTCCTGGCGGCTTGCCGCTCTCTCCCAGAAGGAGAAGGCCATCAGGGAGCAGGCCGCCCAGGCGAAGGCCGATAGGGCCGCCGCCCAGGCCGACAGGGAGGCCGTCCAGAAGGAGCGCGAGCAGTGGGCGCAGCGCCAGAACGTCTACCGGCAGAACCCTCTCCAGCTTCTTCAGGACCACGGCTTCGACTACGACGGCGTGACACGCTTCGTGGCGCAGGGTGGTTGGAGCCAGGAGCAGCAAGCGGCCGCACAGCAAGCCGCCCAGGTCCAGGCCATCAACGAACTTGCCCGGCGCCAGGAGGCAGACCGCCAGGAGCGGATCGCCCAGCGTGAGTCCGACCAGAAGGCCGCAGCGGACAGGGAGGCGGAGGAGAAGACCCAGTCCGAGCAGGAGGCCATCACGGAGTTCAAGCAGGAACTCTCCGACTTCGTGAAGGCCGAACCAGACGCCTACGAGATGATCTCGCTCGCTGGTCCGAACGCCCTGGAGGCGGTCTTCACGCGCATCGAGGAGCACTACCAGAAGACCGGCGAGCGCCTCTCGAACAAGGCCGCAGCCGACGGTGTCGAGGCCGACCTGATCACCGAGGCCGAGCGGGTCATCGCCGCCTCGAAGAAGCTCAAGTCGAAGTTCGCGCCTCCTCCGCCTCCCCCTCCCGCTCCGGTGGCGAGCCGCACCCTCACGAACGCCATGAAGCCTCCCGTGGCCGCCCAGCCCACCCACCCCGAGAACGAGGCCGAGCGCCGCGCAAGGGTCACCCGGCAGATCGAGCAGGCCTGGGGTCGGAGGTGAGCACCGGCTCGAAGCGGGCCAACGCCCGTGGAGAGATCCACTACCGGGTTCACCGGAAGGAAGGGATGCGCCTTGCCTTCGAGGAGGGTATGCGCCTCCTCGACCATCCCGAACACCGTCAGGCCATCATCGACGGGGTCGAGCCGAACTGGAAGGGGATGGCCGTCCTGACCCCTGGGGAGAAGGGGAAGGTGCGCCACGACGTGCGCGAGTTCGCCCTCGCGAACAGCATCGTCGCGAAGCAGGAACTGGAGGCCGCCAGGAACCCACGCCCCAAAAAGGGCTTCATGGAAAAGGTCCGAAAGTTCTTCAGCTTGTGAAACCCACGGACAGGGGGTAGCCTGTCCGACGTAGCAACCATATGTCCGTGCGCTGAAGAGACCTGCGCGACTGAAGCGACCGAATCACAGGATGACGATGTACCCCGGTCACTTCACCGACAGTCCGACGTAGGTCGGACGCAGGAGACTCACAGTCATGGCAACCAGTTACGGCAGTTTCACGGCGCCGGATGGCTCATACTCAAACGTCACCGCGCTCCAGGCGATCCTCAAGGAGTACTACGGACCGCAGCAGGTCAAGAACCTCGTCTACAAGCGCAACAAGTGGTTCGCGATGGTCCACAAGGAAGAGGACTGGAGCGGCCTCGTGGTGCCCATCCCGGTGATCTATGGCAACCCGCAGGGCGCCTCGGCGACCTTCGCGACTGCCAAGACCAACCAGACCGGCTCCAGCATGAAGCGGTTCATCATGAACTGGACCCAGGACTACGCCCTGGCGACCATCACCAACCTCGTCAACCTCGCCTCCCGCAACGACGCTGGCGCCTTCCTGAAGGCCGTCCAGAACGAAATGAACGGTGCGCTCCGCACCGCCGAGAACCG